TACATCAACGGCTGGGCTAACACCTTCACAAACTCAACGTCAGAAATTGGCGCTACTTCAATCACCGTTAACAACGTCATGGGTATCTTCCCAGGGCAAAACCTAACTATCTGGGATGGACAAAAAGACGAGTACGTTCAGGTTTCAACTTCATGGACACCTGGCAACACCACTCTGACATTCACCAACCCTCTAAAGTACTCACACGGATCTGGTGTCAACGTTTCAGCTCTACCTGCGTCGGTCAAGCAAGCGGTAATTCACTTTATTGTTGGAATGATTAAAGAGCGTGGACAAGGTGGACTGGTTCTTAACGAAATCGGTGAACCATCGGCAGTCACTTCTCGTCAGCAAAGTTCTATGTCTGACGAAGCAATGGCATACGATTTGCTAGATGACTTCAAGCAGATTTGGGGTCGTGCATAATGTCACGCGCCACAGTACGTCAGGCGATTGCTTCGTACTTGACAAACGCTGGTATTACTAACTTGTCAAGCGTCAAGCAGTTCCCAGCAAAACTAACTCCTGAAGGTGAATTTTTTGAAGGTGAAGACCCAGGACACAGTTCTGGCGCAATCATCTTTCTCTACATTGAAAACCAACGAGAAAACCGTATCGCTCTTGGTGGCCCTCACAATGGTCGCAAGGCTATTGACTACACATTCATTCTTGACTGCTACCTGCGCTCAACGCACCAAAAGTCAGAAGACGCAGGGTTTGACAACGAGACTTTCTTAGACTCACTTGTTCAAGCAATTAGAGCAGACCGTAATGCTGGCGCACCTGGCACTATCTTTCAATGGGGAGAAGGCGCTAACGGCCCAGCTGGTGGCGAAGACATTGACATCACCTCGTATTACCCTCGCCAAATAAACGGCAAAGCCGCAGCGACACAAGTAACCTCAACAGTTCGAGTGCGCGTTGTGGAAATTATTGACAACTAAGGAGCATTATGGCTAATTACACATACACAGACGCAACTGCCAGGATTTATCCTGACATTGAATACAACGGATCTACACTCGAAGCACTACCAGGTCAAATCTATGCACTAGACGCTGACCCTGGTGATGGTCGCTGGACTTCATCAGCAGCAACAAAAGCCCCTGTAACACCGCCAGAAGCCCCTGTAGAGGCTCCTAGCACCGAATCAACCTCAACCCCAACCACAAACTAAGGAGCGCCTCAGATGGCCTTTTTATCAGCCAATAGTTACATGGGTCTCGTTGTCGAAGCGACACGCGGAACCCTACCAACAGGAGCAACTCCGGTTTACATTCCGGTAACAACTCCACAAGTAACGCCAATGCAGACCTTCTTGCGAGACGAAGCCTTCCGAGGCTCACCTGTAATGGTCTATGACCAAGTTCAGGGTGTCCGTCACGACGAGTACGACGCTAAGTTCTACCTGTTTGCCGACACATTTGGAAATTTTGTTAAAGCAGTTCTTGGTGGAACAGACACAGTTACAACAACTGGTTCTTCAAGCTCACACAACATCAAGTTGTTAAACAGCGCTTCAACAGGCTCACAGCCACAGTCATACTCAATCCTTGACTTTGACGGTGCTAACTACTTCACCATTACCGGCGCACAGGCAGACAGCATTAACTTGACATACGGTGCAGAAGCAGCAGCAGACGCAACCGTGAAGTTCTTTGGAAACCCATACACTTCATACACCACACCACCGGCTCCATTTACAACGCTTTCGTTCCCTGCAAACCCGGAACACATGATCCCTGCTTGGGATACAACAATCTCGGTTGGCGGAACTACGTTTAACTACATTCAAACCGGTGAATTGAAACTTGAGCGCAAGACTGCTCCTATTTTCACAATGGGTTCACAGGCTCCTCTAACAAACTTTGCTGGGCCTATTGAAGTAACCGGTAAGTTCACAGCGGTTGTAAACTCAAGCACAGATGTATGGTCAACTGGAACAAACGCAGAAGCACTTACACGCTCGCCACAGGCAGTAGTAATTACTCTCACTGACCCTAACGACTCAACTTCATCTGTTCAGCACAGTATTTCTTTCACAATGACCGCTGCACAATTCTATAACGTCAAGCGCGTTCGCTCAAAAGAATACACAGAAATTGAAGTAGAATTTACAGCAAACGCAGACGCAACCGACGCTACGACTGGTTACTCACCAATCCAGGCAACGATTGTAAACGCATCATCAACGCCTTACTAAACAATAACCCAAAGGGGATAAAATGCCAGCAATAAACCTTCCAAATGGACAGTCAGCCATCTTGTATTCGCGTGACGAAATCTCTGAGCGAATTGCTCGAAGTATCTCACGCGCGTACATGAAGGCGGCTGGTACGGCTGCAAAACTTACAGCAAGTGGTTTTGACGATTCCAAACCTGAAACATGGGCTGTGTTTTCTGAAATTTCAGAAGAAGACCAGAACAACCTTGACGGCTACCAAGCAGAACTAATTGTTGGCATGGTTAAGTCATGGTCATTTGGAGATTTGCCAACAAAAGACAGCGCTCTTGATTTGCCTAAAGCAACCTTTGAAGCGTTGGCAGCAGCTTGTTCAGATGAATTTAACGGACAAATTGACCTGTCTCCAAACATTGACCCAAAAGCCCCTACCGCCGACTAGCGCGGCTGGAGGCAGCACTAAGAGGCAAAGACGCTGAGGTTGATGCGGAACTATCTAGTCTTTTTAGAGAATACAAATTCAGAAAAGAATTTGGCGGATCACACGAAGATTTTTTGAATCAACCCAGAGAAACAACCGAATGGCTTATTGCTATTCACGGAATGGTTAATGAGGTTAACAATGCCAGTTGAGGTAATTGTATCGGGTATTAACGAGTTTTCCGCTGGTCTTTACAAAGATGTTGCCAAAGCCGACTTAGCTGCAAGAAACATTGTAACTAAGGGTGCGGAAGTAATTAAAGAAAACGCAAAAAGAGAATTTAGACCAACGCAACCCAAGAGCGTTCCTGCTGTTCCAACAAGCCCAACAAACCGAACTGGAAATCTTAAAGATTCTATTCAAATGATTGGTACACCTCGACCAGTAGGTAAGGGTGGTTGGATGTCGGAAACCGGCCCTAAATCTGACGTAAAGTACGCAGGCTACGTTGAGTACGGAACCTCTCGCATGACTCAAAGTCCATACCCTGTTGGCTATCCGTACTTAAAACCAGGGTTTCAAAAATCAGAAAAAGAAATTGAACTAATAGCTATGGAGGAGTGGCGAGCAGCCTTAGAATAATGTCACTACTACCTCTAATAACACTTACTGCAAACACCACAGAGTTTGTTGAAACAATTACACGCGCTCAATTACTTATGAGTAGAGTCAAATAATGGGTTTTCTTCCACCTGTAGTAGCGCGTTTATTCGCTGACATTCGCCAATACGAAGGACAGATGGGCCGAGCCGACGGCATTATGAAAGGCTTTGGCGATACCGCCATGTCTACAAGTGCCAAAGTGAACAGGGCCGCAAATTACATCATTGGTGCTGGCGTTGCCATTGGTGCAGTTTCTATTAAAATGGCAGCAGACTTTCAATCTGCGACTACTCGTTTGGTTACTGACGCTGGCGAATCTGTAAAAAACCTTGACATGATTCGCAAAGGTATTCTTGCTTTAGCAGGGCCTGTCGGTTCAACCCCTAAAAAACTTGCCGACGGAATGTATTACATTGAGTCTGCTGGCTATCACGGCGCACAAGCCCTAACGATTCTAAAGGCTGCGGCTGAAGGTGCAAAAGTCGGTTTTACCGACATGGCTACTATGGCTTCCGCAACTACTACCGTTATGCGCGACTATGGCTATGGTGCAAATCAAGCAAAAAACGTAACCTCTGGTCTTATTGAAACTGTTGCTCTTGGTAAAACCAACATGACATTGCTTGGTTACTCAATGGGTCGAGTTCTTCCTATCGCTGCAAACCTCGGAATTCCTTTTAAGGAAGTTGCCGGTGCTATTGCAACCATGACCGTATCTGGTCAACAGGCTCGATTCTCTGTTGCGGAAATTAAAAACGCACTTCTTAGCCTTGCTGCCCCTGGTGGTAAGGCTTCAAAAGTAATGGCAGA